AAAATATTATTTTATATTACTATATTAAATATAAAATAATAAACACTATGTATAATACATTTAAGAAAGCAAGCCGCAAATCAAAAAAAAATACGCGTAAATTTAGCAAACTAAAATGCTCACCATATCAAACTAAATATGTAGACGATGATTTAAAGCAATATACATGCTATAGTCGCAATAATTTGCAATTATTTAAAAACGTTTGGAATGCTAATAATAGTAATGACAAAATTTTGACAAATAATAGTAAAGAAATATGGAGCTTTTTCAAACAAAAGTTGAATAAACAATGTTATGACGAATTATGTTGGTTAAAAAAAACACCATTAAGCAAGGTCAACAATAGCGAATTATTAGTAAAAGAAATATTTAAGCCGTTTTCTCCTGAGAGTTGGTCGTCTAAGCCTAATACTTGGCTTTCGAGCGTTGATATAAGTAAAATAATGAAACAATATGAAAAATCTCATAAATTTTTCAAGTTTATAGGACCGGCTCCTATTGATTTCGATTCCAAAGAAATGTTTTCAACATGCGTATGGGAGCAATTATGTAATTTTAACTTGGAAACACATATTAAAAACAATATTAGCAAAATTGGAGTAATATTTAATACCGATCCTCATAATAAATCCGGAAAACACTGGATCTCCTTATTTATTGATTTAACAAAAAAATTCATTTTCTATTTTGATAGTAATGGAACAAGAATGCCAAAACAAGTAAAAGTTTTAATAAAAAGAATAGTAAATCAAGCGCATAGTTTAAATATTCAATTGACTGTGGACGACAATGAGGGTTTTACACATCAATATAGTGACGGCCAATGCGGTATGTATTCATTATATTTTATAATAGAATTATTGCAAGAAAATAAAACATATAATTATTTTAAGACTACTCGCATAAAAGATAGCACAATGAAAAAATATAGAAAAAAATATTACAATGAAGCAAACATGAAAGTGAGTTCAGTTTTTGATTAAATCATAAATTATTTGCACTTTTTAATAAATAGATAAATAGTGTTATAGCTATATTATATATAATATATAATATATATATAATATTTAAATTTTATAAGGACTTGGCTCTATGATTGTCAGGACTATGTGAGTGTCTTCTAGTAGTTACAGATCGGGGACGGGGATCTGGACAACTATGTTGATGTCGTAGACAATCTCTGGGTCGCGCTGATGGATGCGGTGGTGGCGGTAAGGGTGGTGGTGGCACACCACTTGGACTATGTGAATGTCTATTATAAATAGGAGCTGTATATTCAGGACGTGGTACAAAACCTGATACAAAACCTATATGTTGATGTGGCGAACGCATATGTCTTAATGGAACCGGTATTGATGAATTAAGGACTGGGACGAGACCGCGTGCATATCTTTTTCTTTTTGTATTGTTTAATTTTTTTCTCCGTATGCTATATTTTGTTTTTCTTGGCATTTTATAATATATAACAATATTTTATTTTTAAAGTAATATAAAATTATAGATTTAAAACTTACTCTAAATATTTTTTTAAATTATAATTTTATAAAAATTATAATTTTATAAAAATTATAAAAATAAAATTGAATAAGTTTTATTTTTATAAAATAATTTAAAGCAATCAATGTCCGAAAGATATAAATTTGATAGCGAAGATTTTACACCTAATGCCACAAAAACATTAGAAAATATGAAATTTGGAGGAATTACTTTATGCGAATGTGTATTAGAATTGATTGATAATAGTGAAGATGCTCAAGCAAGTCAAACACATGTTTATCTCGAAAAAGATGATGATGATAACCTTCAAGGACTAGCTGTATTTGATAATGGAACAGGAATGACAGTTAGCCAACTTTGTAATGCTGTAAAATTACCAGGTACAGATATAGATAGAAAAGATGGTTGTATTGGAAAATTTGGTACAGGATTAAAAAATGCTACTATTGGTTTGGGATCTATCATTTATATAGTAACAAAAAGAGAAAATAAATATTATGCTATTTATCTTGATATTGAAAAAATGAGATTAAGAAATACTTTCAAACCTACCGCATTTTGGGATGATATAAAGATTATTACAAGTCATATTGATCTTCCAATATGGAATAATTTCGATAATAACACAAACGGAACCTTGATTTATGTTAAAAATATTTATAGTCATCGCTCAACAAATATTAATGCATTAAGTGAATTGATTACTAATAGCATTACAACAGGGTATTCTGGTTTAAATAGTAATATTAATATTTATCATGTTGATAATTTGCAAAATATTGGTGACCCAAATCCATTAAAATTAATTGACATATTTTATACAATTGAACCAAATGGTAATATTGTTGAAAATTGTAATGTGTCTACGACTTTATTAATTTATCCTGATAAAACAATTATAGAAGAATTAAAAATGAAACGACCAATTGGTCAAAATAAATTTGTAAATGATAAACATATTGAAACATTATACTTTATGTTTAAACCGTTTAATGATAAGATTAAAAAACCAGTGTGTCCATTTAAAGATAATCACATTTTGCTTAAAAATACTGACCCTGATTATGTAAAGTATATTATTGATGGTATTCCAAAGGGTATTATTAAACTAAATTGTTGTTTAGTTACACAAGAGAGATATAAGAATGAATTACAAGATCATAATTGTTCTTTAAGGACAGGAATATTTATAACAAGAGGTAAAAGAATAGTAGCAAAAGCATTAAGATTAAATATGAAATTAGATGATCATTATAATCGTATTAGAATGAATGTTTCATATCCTCCGCTATTAGATTTGGAGTTTGGATGTCGAACACAAAAGCAAATTACAGATTTAAACTCTATAGAGTTATCTAATGCGCTAGAAATTGTATTTAAACAAATTTCATCATGTTATAAACAAATAGCAAAAAACGATAACGATAATGATTATGATAGTGATAGTGGTAGTGATACTCCTAAAAAAACACAAGAAATTTCAGGTCATACATTAAAAACATTACTTGAACGCATTATTGCAAAAATTGATTCTGATAAAATTTATAGTGATGACTATTATAAATTATATAAATGCGGAGCAAAAATTTGAAATAAATCAATATTTATCAGTTACATGTGTCATATTCCATAATTTTTCTAGGCTCCATATAGGAGTTCGTTTATTAAGTGCCCATAGCGAAATGCGATTTACATAATGACGGCAATCGTTAATACCTAATATATATTTTTTTTGTAGAGTTTTTTCAAATTGTTCCACTTCTTCCAACGTTTTAGTGGTTTCACCCCAATATATGGTTTTATTTGGAACATTTTCGGGTATATAAAATCTATATAGCTTATCAACAAATGTGAGCTGTTTATTTGAAACAACTACACTTATAGCATTATCATTATTAGCATTATCATTATTATCATTATATCTTAGTGTTTTAAATTCGCACTTATTTGGTTCGCAAAAAGGGCGATAATCGTATCTTAATACACTATTGTTATTTTTAAAACTAATTCCAATATGATATAAATTAAAGTCACTATTAAATCGTTCCAAATGTAAATTTACTTGAGTTTTAGGACTAATTGGCGACATAGAAAAAGAAGATCCGTTATATATTCCTAAAAATATAAGTAGCAATTTTAGCATATTATAATAATGTATATTTTATTTTTATAATATTTATAAATTATATTTTTATATAAATTATAAATTAAAGTATTAATTATGTAGTATATAATATATTATGGCAAAATTAAATAGCAACGCAAAATTTATTAGCAAAACAACTTTAACTAGCAACGCAAAATTAGATAGCATGGCCAATTTTATAACAAGTAAGGAAAATAAAGAAGTTTTATGGAATGTGTTATATAACAATAAATTGTTTAATAATATACCCGAAACAAATTTTAATAATATTCAAATATTATTTGAAAAAACAATATTAAGATGTTTAGATGAAAATAGAGAGATTTTGACTAATACTATTAGTGACACAAAAAATATTATTGACTTGAACAAAATTATATTACAAAATATGGTAACAACTATAGCTAATTATAAAAAATCATTATTAACTCCTATTGAAATCAAAGAAACTTTAAAAGCCGAAAAGCTAGAAGAATTTGATAAAGAACTTAGTGCTAAAAAAGTAAGTTTTAATGAGCTCATAACATTAAAAAAACCCGAAGTAATAGATTTTAGCGATGTTAAAGAAGACGACCCCTTGTCTAGTAATAACATGAATGAACTATTAGAAAAAATACAAAAAGAGCGATCTATTACTTTTCCTCCTATTCCTCTTCCTCCACCGCCTAATATTGAAGTAGTTGATTTAAATGAAGGTTTGCTTATAGAGGAAGAAAAAGAAGAAGAAGAACTAATCTCTCAATTTAATGTAAACAATTCTTTAAAAAAAACACAAAATGGAGAATATTTACATGATCTACATAATAAAATAGATAAGTTGTCTAGTCAATTAGAGCAAGTATTAGCTAATCAAATTCTAATAATGGAGAAATTGAATATATTAAAGAGAGAATAAATAGTTAATAAAACTATTTAAAAAATAGGTGCTAAACTATTAAGGGCACTATGCCTTAAATCTCTCAATATTTGAATATTAAAAATTGATTTATATATTTTTATATTTATTGTTAGAGTTAAAGTTTAACAATAAAAACAATAATTAATGATTACAAGCCCTTTTCTAGATATGCTGCAGCATCTGTTGGTTATTGGAATAATTTGGACGTTATTAATGCTTAGTTATATTATAGCATATGGGCGTTTATGTTAAATATTTTAATATTAAACCTTCTCCAATCTAAATGTCCCATTATCTTGCTTGACCAACCTGCCAACAAGCAATAATTCGTCTTTCGCAAAACTATCATAATCATAGAGCTCTTGTGTTTCCTTATTATACGCATATTTAATTTTATTTATTATTAATTCGTTCAATTTTAATACTTGTTTTTTCTTGTTTAATTTCATGCCCTCGTCTTTATCTTGAGCCTCTATATTTGGAGTATATATATATTTGCTTTCGCTTGGATTACCTATTACAAAACATTTGACATCTTTTTCAGTACTTGACGCACGCGTATGAATACTGCAATCTATTGCCGACTCCTTTACACTTTGCAACAACGAAGCGTTAATTTCCTCTTTTATACTCGAAATTTCGTATAAATATTCGTCGCTTGTAATCACTTTTTTCTTATCCTTTTTCGATATATCTTTTAGCCTCAATTCAATAGATAAGTCGCTAGTCAATTGTTGCTCGCTAAAAACCATTAAATATAAAAACACATTCACAGTTTGCAGCTCTTTTGGTAAGTCGCTATGACTGCAAATACGCCGCGCTCGCCCAATAACTTGGTGAATACGCACAGGATGCCAATAAGGCTCGGTAATATGGACATAACGCACATTCTTCAAACTAATACCTTCCGCACCCGACGACGTAATCATTAGCACCTTTATTATTTGCCCCATAAAATTATTATCTGACAGCGTTTGCAATGCTTTTACTAACGACGAAGGAACAAGTTTCCAATTGCTATTTAACACATTTTTAATAATTTCACGCTCTTCAGGAGTTTCCGACCCGGTATAAGAAGCAAACATGGGCTTATTCATATCTTCACTGGCTACATTTAAAATGTATTCGCCGGTCTCATTTTTTTTAATCTTAAACTCGGCAAAATTATTTTCTCTCAAAACCAATTTTAAAATACCAATGCCTTCTAATGTTTTGAATTGTGAATATAATAAATGAATACCTTTGTGGTCGTTATCAATAATATTTTCCAAAATATGTAAAAATTTGGGACTATATATTTGTAGCCCCTCTTTAGATAAATATTTGCTTCCATATTTTTCAAGCTCTTTTAGCGCTTCTGCAATACGCTTACCATAACTTAGGTCACCCATTTTCGGATTTTCTGCATCTTTTTCTGCATCCTTTTCCAAATCCTTAATATCATCGGCGTCATATTTACCATCAATATTGTCCAATTTTTCAGAAATACTTAGGTTATCAATAACATCTTCAGAGAGATTTTTACCAATTGCTTCGTCGTCATCTAACGACCCAATAACACCTAATGCCGCCTCTAATGTTTCATCATTATTTGGCATTGGCCGCCTTATTTCGGGTTTTGGAAATACAAAATTGCAAAATGCGCGAGAGAAAATGCGATATGTTGACACACTATCACTGTAAAGGTCGTCGCCTTGCGCGCCGGTCTTCGTTTTCTTAGATTTCTTCTTTTTATTGGAATCCTCTAATTTGCGCTCTTGAACACGGGCTTCTTCATATATTCCAAACTGAAAGTCGCTCATGGGAATTTTAATTATTTTAAAGTCATTGCTGTTTGAATGCGTATATTTAGGCATCAATTGCTCCTGTGCGCTCCTAAAATAAGATGTTAGTCCAATTATACGCATTTTAAACATAGACGGATTATTGATCGAATTGTTTGGGCTAATAAATAAGGCCTTAAAATCGTCAAAATTATCGGGAAGAGCCTTGTACCCGTTTACATTTATTTTGTTGCCCGCAATTTTGAGAGATTGCGCCTCTAATGCATCCTTTATTTTTTGTAAAAATTGTTCGCTTGTTAATACATCACTTGTATAAGCCAACTTATTTTTATTTGTTTCGGATTTAACGTAGCCAAAAGGGTTTTGCGTAATGGTGACCTCATAACTTACTGAATTGTATTCTATAAGGTCAACATAATTTAATATATTTGCCGCTTTAAAGATGCCCTCTATTTTTTCCTTTGTCATGGTCTTTTTATCTAATATTAACTTGCAATTATAACTTCTAATTGTGCCGCGTAAAATGTTGAATAATATTGCTATTTCATTTGGATAATTGATTATTGGTGTACCGGTCAATAATATAATTTTGCAATTTTCCGCGTCCATTAAATAATTGTATAATCGCATTGATAGCGACGTTTTGCGGGTCAATTTGTTTACTATTCGGCTAATAAAATTATGAGCCTCATCAATAATTATTACTTTATTGGAAAAAGGGTTTATTGTGCCGTCATGTGTCATTCCGTTTAAATGAGAGCTTCGCAATCCATTATAGCTTATAAATTGATATTTGTAATTTATCATTTTATCTAATTGAGAATTTATTTTCTTTTGATCCTCAAAATCAAGGCTATCATAATTAGGCTCCTTTTTCACGTTAATAAACCATGCTCCTCCGTTATTAATTATATATTCACGAGATAACTTTAATAAAGTGCTTAAATATTCAATATATTGCGGATTTGCTTTTGTATCTATAAACTCCCAAAATTGATTTTTCTTATACATGTAGTCGCCGCATTTTTTCAATTCTTCAACATAATTGTCCTTCAGTGACGCAGGTGTCAATATTAATACTTTTTTATCGTTTTTAATTCCCTCGGCAATTGCTATAGAAGAGCAGGTCTTACCTGACCCAAGACCATGATATAATAGGAGACCTCTATATGGCGTATAAATATTTAAATAATCTCGCACAATCTTTTGATGAATTAAGAGAGAAAAATTGGCGCTATTATTATTTTCGCAACTAATAGATGCTTTACCTGATAACATGTCTTGCTCTTCTTTTAATAATTGTTGCTTATACGGCTCAAAGAGAGAATTAATAAAACTAATAAAAATCTCTCTATTATATAAATAATAACTAGACGCTTTTATTAACACATTAGGCTCTAATTTTGGTATTCTAGAACTATAAAGTGTTTTACCTATTCGAAGATCTTTTGGAATAATTAAAGTTTCGTCAATCGTTTCAGGATGCAACTTTTTGGTCTTTTCTATTTTTTCTGATTTGTCATATATTTCTGGTTTTTGATCCGGCTTAGGAGTTAATCTCTCTTGTGATGGTAAATTTATTTTGGATTTTTTTAAAGCTTCCGTAGATGGATCTTTAATTATTATTTTTTGTTTTGTCTTAACAATATGCGTTAAAGTGTTTTCTGCATTGTAAACTGTGGCTTTAGTATCTAGCTGAGATTTTTGTAATGTTTCTTCTTCTTTTATAGTAGTGCTTGGTTTTTTTGTTTTGTAATAATCTTTTTGAACAACTCCTAAATTTTCTTGAAGATCACTAAAAAATTGCTCTCTATTTATTAAGCGTTCGCTGGTTTTATCTATAATATTTGGTCCAACACCTTCACTTGGTATTTGTAGTATAACATTGAATTGTTGCGGTTTTTTTGGTATTGGTTTTATTTTTAATTGTTCCAAAGTTTCATTTATCATTATTATATATATTTAAATAATATATAATAATAAGTATTTTTAATATTTTACTTAATGTTTAATGTTTAATGTTTAAAGTTAATATTTAGTGTTTTTAAAGCAAATAATTTAAATATGTGTGTAAAAATATAATAAAGTTATAATATAAAAAATATTATGCTTATAAAACAAAAATTATTTGAAATAACACATCATGTAATGATTTAAATATT